TTGCGGTGCTTCCCCTGCCGGGGTATTCCTTTTCGGACGGTCATTCATTTTTCAAGGTGCAGCTCATCGATGAACTACCACAAGTCTACACTTTTTCGACCGCCTGTGCCGTATATCCATAAGGTAGGAAATCACCTCGGAAAACTCGCTATTTCCACGCTCTCGGAATTGTGGTATAATAAAAACAGACGAACCCCGAACCCTTGATTTTTCAGGGGTTCGGGGTTTTCTTGTTACTAATGTGTGCATAGTTCAGCGTTCAGCGGCCTAAAATGTTCACAGGTTTGAACCCTATGAAATCAGTTCCACGGTGGCCTTCAGTTCGTCCAAAGTCTTGTGATTATAGACCCGGTTTCCTGTGTCTTTGGACACATGGCCCATGAGCAAATCAATACATTTCCGGTTGGCCCCGGCGCTATCCAATTTGGTTTCAAAGGTGTGGCGGCATTCGTGCGGGGTATGGTTCATCTTCAGGGCGGTCATGATCTCTGCCCAAAAAGTCCGGTATTGGGTTTGATTGAATGGCTTCCCGTTGTAGCAGATCAGCCGGGGGCCACCTTCAGCAAGCCGCCGTTCAACCAAGGGCCTGATCTTCGGGTGGATGGGAACAATGCGGTTCTTACCGGCTTTCGTTTTGGTGCCGCCCTTCATCGTGCCTTCCTTCAAGTCTATATCTTCAGGTTTCAGGTTCAAAAATTCAGAGATACGCCACCCGGAATATAGCAAGATCAAAACAGTATCAACCCAAGGATCAGACTGATGTTCCCACACCGTTTTGATTTCATCGTTGGTAAACGGAAGGCGGCTGGTGGGCGGTATTGGATCAGAAGTCAGCAGTTCAGAGAAGCACCGGTTTATTATATCCATTTCAAGGGCGAACCGGTCAAGGTGGCCCCACAGGTTCTTGATGGCCGCTTGGGTGCTATACCCTTTCCCACAACCATCAATGGTTTCTTGCATTTGGTAGGATCGCAGTTGTTTATAAGGCTTGTTCACATACGCTGAACAATGCTTGAACGCTGAACAGAGGGAAGAACGATTGGATTCACCCAGCTTCGGGGCCTTCTTTTCTTTCCAGAGGTCAAAAAGCTGTTGAAGGGTAATCTTGGCCCGGTCAACATCCCAAGGATCACGGTTGTATTCAGCAAGCATGATGTTCCCGGCTTCACGGGTTTCAGCATAGCCGATAATGTCATAGATGGGATGGCCTTTGTCATTCCAACCTATGGTTTTTTTCACAATGTATGGGCGGCGGCGTTGGCCTGATAGCTTTGCAACCGTTCCATACCCGTTTGGATTTCGCATTATATCACCTGAACTTTCAAAATTGGGTATGGCAAAGCTAAACCCCATGTGATATAATGTTCAAAGGCGTTTGAAACATTAACTTCAAAAGGGTTTGTTTCGCCTGACCGCTTCCGGTGTGCAAGACCGGGGGCGGTCATTTTTTTTTGCATTTTGAATGGATGTTGAATGAACCAAAAGCCCGGTAAGGCAAGCGGTTTGGGATAATCCTTCAACATTCAAGATGGTGCAGATACTTCAAACATGAAAGAAAAAAAGAGTATATAAGAAGTATGAAAAATATAACCAGAAGGGTTTTGATCTTGAATGTTGAAGGGTTTAGGTTCAATCTTCGTTGAACACAGTTCCATAGGAAATCTTGGTCATGGTAATTTCACCATCACTATATTCCAGCCATAGATCATTGACCCCGCAAGCATAAGCCCGATAATAAGTGCCGGTATCATTGATATTGGTGTTGGAATACTTCTTCAGATTGAACATGGGAAGAAAATCATCTTTGCTGGAATAAGAAAACTTGTCATACAGCGTGACCCGCTGAAGATTGTCATTGTTGAAGCTGTATTCATTGTTTCCATAGTAAAGGGTTCGGATTGGATAGGCCATGCCGCTTGCCGTTTTATAGTTCCAATCTTCGGTTCTATCAGGTTCACCCAACTGTTCAATCAGTTCAGTTTCACTAATGTTCTTCCCGTCTTTCACTTCATATTGAAGTGCGTCAAAGACTACCGGAACGGTTTCTTTATTTGTGCTTCCGGGATTCTTTGTCATTTGGCTGACCCCAACCCCGATGCCAACGGCAAGAGCCACCAAAACAATCAAGACGGGGATTAGACAACCCTTCTTTTTCATAATAACAATTCCTTTCATTTATCTTACATCACTTTGGAAGGCCACGGCCTTACCAAGAATGATGATATGATCCAACTGTTCCCCGGTATAAACTAAATCTTCATAGTTGGAGTTTTCGGCCTTCAGGATCAATAGATTTTTTTCGGGATAGTAATTCACCCGCTTCAGGGTTGCTTCATCATCAATGATAACAGCGGCAATTTCGCCATTGTTCACCATTTCCTGTTTTCTGATGAACACAATATCCCCGTCATAGATTCTGGCCCCGATCATGGAATCACCCTTGGCCTTCAAGCAGAAATCAGCACGAATGTTGGCACCAGCTTCCACATACAGTTCCTTTTCTTCGTTTGCCATGATGGGTTTACCGCAAGCAATGTCACCGAGTAGAGGAAAACGCTTTGTAGAAATTGGGATGATATTATCAAACTTCACCTGTGGTTGTGAAGGTTCGACTACCACAGATTTATTGATGCTTTTCAACCATTCATTCCGGTTCGGAATATCTGATCTACCCATGAGGTAATCCAAATCAACATTAAAATAGTCTGCTATGGTTTCCATAGATTCAAGGCCCGGTTCCCGTTCGCCCCGTTCATACATATTCACACTACTTTTGGAAAACCCAAGCTGATCCGCCAAGTTCTGTTGAGATAGGCGGCGTTCGGTTCGTAATTGCTTGAACCGATCAGAAAACTTCGGCATAAGTACACCCCTTTCAGAAGTCTTTCTATATTTCATTATACACATTATGTGCACAAAGTCAATCCGTCGATGTGCACAATTAGTAACACATTTCTTTGTGCACAATTTGTGTTCGGTTGTGCTTGACTTTGAGCACATATCGTGTATAATGATAATCAGACGAGCACAAAAGGTGCACGAACTGATTGGGAGGATTTGAAAATGAAGGTTCATGTTTTTGATACCTATGTCACCATTAAGGATCGTGAAGGACACCCTGATATGGATGATACCTTGCTTGAAAAACTGGATGAAATGCTTACCACTTATGGTGTGCCCCACGCTTTTAGCCTTCCTCACGAAAAGACTATGGAAGATTGCCCGGAAGCTGTTCTTGAAGTTGCCTATGATTCTTCTGATGATATAACCTTTAGTCTTGTGTATATCCTGTTCAATAAAACTTATCGGGGTGTAACCGATAAAGCGGTTGCAGAATCAATGATTAAGGTTTCCGCAAAATACATGGATGCTGAATAAGCCGAAACGGGCCTGATGGCCCGTCCACCGGAACCGCCCCACCGGTGCTGATGATGGCAGGGCAACAGCGACAACATGAGCGCCCCCGGTTTATGGGTTCGGGTATTGGGTATCAATCCCCATGTAAAAGATATGACCGCCCGGAAATTGCTTGTTGGGGCTTTGGCTGTTCTAATTCTGAAGAAAGGATGTGCAAATATGAGTATTGGCAAGAAACTTCGGGAACTGCGTGGGAGCAGAACCCAAGACGAAATCTCCAAGGAACTTGGGATCACCAAATCTTCTTATGCCATGTATGAGCGTGATGAACGGGTTCCCCGTGATGAAGTGAAGGTTCGCATTTCCAATTTCTTTGGCGTTTCGGTTCAGGAACTTTTTTTTAACTAAATCGAGCACATATAGTGTTCAATAGGAGTAAGCACCATGAATGAAGTCAGTTTGAAACCGGTCATTGATGAACTTGAAACCTTGTTTTCAAAGTTCAACAAAGCCTTCTTTGAAGGGAAGTTGGAAAAGCCTGTGATCACCGTTTCCCCGGATCATACCCGTGGGGCCTATGGGTGGTGTACCGCTTGGAAGGCGTGGCAAGACGGCACCAAGGAAGGCGGCTATTACGAAATCAACCTGTGTGCCGAATACCTGAACCGCCCCTTTGAAGAAACCTGTGGAACCTTGCTTCACGAAATGGTTCACCTTCAGAACCTTCAAGACAATGTTCAGGACACTTCCCGTTCTGGTTCCTACCACAACCGGAAGTTCAAGGAAACCGCTGAAGCCCACGGGCTGACCGTGGAGAAAGGCGAAAAGTACGGATGGCACAAAACCACCCTGAACCCGCAAGCTGAAGCCTTTGTGAAATCCCTTGGCAAGTCCGGGTTCTGTCTGGTTCGGCCCCGTACCAATCCGCTGAAGGGTTCCCGGAAGGGGGGGGGGGATCAAGTTCCCGTAAGTATGTTTGCCCCTGTTGCGGAACCATCATCCGGGCCACCAAGGAAGTTCATGTTCTCTGTGGGGAATGTGAAGTGGCCTTTGAAGAACAGGAGTGATAACCAATGAAGTTGATTGACACCAAGGATTGGAAGGCCGTTCACTTCAAGGATGGATCAAGTGTCAGGCCCATGTTCATTGCGCCGGTCATTACATGGATGATTACTATGCTTTCTTTCCCACGGTGGATGAAGCAAAGCTGATGGGCCATGAAATTGTAAGGCGTTTTGAAGCCGCTGGAATCCGAGTGAACAAGCGCAAGTGTAAAGTGATCCCGCTTACAAAGCCGTTCCGGTTCTGCAAAGCCCGGTTCACACTTACCGAAACCGGCAAGATCAAGGTGAATGGAAGCCGGGATGGAGTGAAACGGGCAAGGCGAAAACTGAAGCTGTTTCACAGGGAGTTCAAAGAGGGAAAACGATCCTTCTTTGACATAGAACAATACATGGAATGCCAAAGCGCCTATTACCGGAACTTCAACGATCATGGCCGGTTGTTGCGGTTGCGGCGGCTTTACCATGCAATCTTTTTCGGAGGTGGACAATGTTTAGAATCATCAAAGCCGGGGCCGGTATCGGCCTGACCGAGAACCTGAACTACATCAAGAAAGCCGAAAATGGTTGCTACATCCTTTGCCCGGAGCATGACGCTTCGGGCATTGTTTTTGAGGGTGTGGCTTACCATTTGTTGGGCCGTGCCGCTATGGACGAACTGGAAACCGTGAGTTTGGAGGAAACGGACGCAGGAACCGAGATCACCAAAGCCACAGAAGCCGGTGGAATCGTCTTTGTAACCTTGGCGGAAGCCGGGAGCATTGACGCTGAAACGGCGGCGGAACACGCTGATTTGTTCGCTGAATGGGCTTTCCCTGTGGCCTACACGGTGGGGCAGATTCGCCGGTATAACGGCACCCTTTACAAGTGTGTTCAGGCCCATACTTCCCAAGCGGATTGGACACCGGACACGGCTTCCAGCCTGTGGAGCAAAACGAGTGATCCCGCTGAAGAATGGCCGGAATGGAGCCAACCGGTAGGAGCGCATGACGCTTATTCCAAGGGGGCAAAAGTGAGCCATAACAGTAAACATTGGGTTTCCACAGCGGATGCCAATGTGTGGGAACCCGGTGTATATGGTTGGGAGGAATCGGCTTAATGGAGTACAAAATCTATGTGTGTCGAAAGCGGGCCAAATTCAAAGCAATTTGCGGACAAGTGAACATTCGGTATGGAACCATCCTGAATTGTCAGGGTGGTTTTTTGATTCTGAATGATCTTCCGGTGTGTTCCGTAACCAGCCAAAACGCCTATGACTTCTTTACCCAAAATGATGATGGCATGGGCAAGGAACGGGGCGAACTTCTGAACCGGATCACCGCAACGCTGATGAAGCAGACCCCCGGACACAACGCCCGGTGGGGGAAAATTTGGGATGATCCCCGTTGCCAAAAGTACAAGCGCCCGGAACAGGAAGATCATTGGATTTGGAATCATGACTTCTACAACGGCCCTGTTGAGGATTTGCGCTATATCGCCGCCCTGATCGGGGCCTGATGGGAGGTAAACAATGACGCTTGAATTGTCCATCGTGATTTCTGTTCTTTCGGTTTCCTTTGCCTTGTATTCCGGTATTTCCAACCTGAAGCGCAACGATAAGAAAGACACCGCCGAGGAAACCGCCCAGCTTACCACCGTGATTGTGAAGCTGGAAAACATCGGGGATGGAGTGTCCGAAATCAAATCTGACATGAAGAATGTCAAGGGTGAAGTTCAGGAATTGCGGGAACGCCTTGTGGCCGTGGAACAGTCCGCCAAATCCGCCCACCACCGCCTTGATGGAATTACGGGTGGTGTTGACGGGTGAGCCGCCGAAACATTCCAAAGAAGCCACGGTTTGAAACTTCAAAGGTGATCCTGTTTATTGTGGGGGCCGTTACCATTTGGGTAACGGCCTTCACGCTTCACATGATCGAGGAAACCAAAGACCTTTCCCCGCTGGCCTATCTGATCCCCGCCATATTTGCTGAATTGGCAACCGCAACCGGGTTTTACTATTCCAAAGCCAAAGCCGAAAACCGGATCAAACTTCGGAAATTGTACGGCCCGGAAATCTATAACGATGCAAAGGAGATTTGAAAAATGCTGAACGCTGTTTTGAACAACCTGATCAATATTGGGTGGGCCATGCTGATCTTCCTGTGTGCGTACCTGTCCAATGTGGCCTTTTCCCTTTACTACAACATCAAGATTTTGCTTCAGCCCTTCGACAAACAGAAGATGATCAATTCCGGGCTGAAGATTGCCACATTCGTTGTGGGCCTGACCTTGCTTTGTGTAGCAATCACCACCCTTCCGATTTATGCGGATCAGCTTGGGTGGGCAATCCCGGAGGAATACACAGAAATCTTTGCAGATTTGGTGATTGTGGGCGCTGTGCTGATGGTTTCTTGTAAATACATCGTGGAAGCCTTCACCAAGTTCAAGGCCATTCTTCAGGTGAAAGGAGATACAGAAAATGACTGAAAAAGAACTTCGTCAAAAGGTAGTTGCTACCGCTGAAAGCTATGTGGGATGCAAAGAAGCGGATGGTTCCCACAGGAAGATCATTGATCTGTATAACAGCCACAAGCCCCTTGCCCGTGGGTATGCGGTCAAATATACTGACGCATGGTGTTCCACCTTCGCTTCCGCTGTGGCTATCGCTTGCGGCCTGACGGACATTATTCCAACGGAATGTGGGTGTGAAAAGCATATCCAGCTTTTCAAAGCGTTGGGCGCTTGGGTTGAAAATGATGCGTATGTTCCCAAGTTGGGGGATTACATCTTCTATGATTGGCAGGATGGAGAAAACTACGCAACCACGGACAACACCGGGGCCGCTGATCATGTTGGTATTGTAACCGGCATTTCCGGGAACACCATTACCGTGACTGAAGGGAATATGTCTGATGCGGTTGGACACAGAAAGTTGAAGGTGAATGGCCGTTATATTCGTGGCTTCGGAACGCCCAATTATGCGGCCAAGGCCGCTTCTATGGGGGCGGGTGGGGTAACTACACCCCCAAGCACAGAAAAGCCCACAGGCGGCACCACAGGGGCCACGGGTGGGCTTCTTTCTGTTGGAACGGAAGTTGACTTTGTGGGCAACCGCCATTATACTTCTTCGTATGCGACCGGCAAAGCTAAAATCTGCAAAGCAGGACGGGCCAAGATTACCGCTGTTTCCCCCGGAAATCCCCACCCCTATCATTGTGTTGCCGTTTCTGGTAAGGGTTCCACGGTGTATGGATGGGTTGACAACGGCGATATTTCCCCGGTTTCTGTCAAGGCTATTGTGAAAGGCGGAAAGGTGAAGGTGCTGAAACCCGTGACCTACGCCGGGGGTTCTTTCAAAGCCTATTATGACACCTATGATGTTCTTCAGGTGGACAATGATCGGGTGGTGATTGGCATTGGAAAAACCGTGACCGCCGCCGTTCACAAAAACAACCTTCAGGCGGTTTGATTGCGTGTTTCTACTGTGTTACTAACAACCCCGATTTTACCCGCTTTCAAAGGGCTGAAATGTTCAGTATTCAGGCGCTTCAGAGCGTTGCAGAGTAGAAATATTTATGGTAGAATAGAAAAAGAATAATGCGAGGTGATAGAGATGGATAAGTTGGAGTTATTTTCAAAGTGCTTAAATTTAGTAGAGGGCAGGGAAAATCCTGAGAGTTGGTGGGGTTGGTGGAACGAACACGAATCCGAAGTGGAAAAACTATTGAACCACGGCGAGTTTTTGAAGTTAAAACCCCGGTCGCATGGATTTTCTTGGGTACCAGTATTTGGTAGCCAAAAGGGAGCCATCACTATTCTGGAGAAGAACGGAATAGCGTTTGAAATTAGCAATCTCTATCAAGAACGGTATCTGGAGGAATTGGACGCTTACTGTAAGGAACAGAAACGAGTACAACGGGAAAAGCAAAAGAAATTCAAGGCACAGCACCCCGAATGGTTTACTCAATACCCTAAGTTCTCAAAAATGTTGGCAAAAGTCTTGGACTCCTCTGATGAAATAAAATCTGCTGCAACTGTGGAGAAGATTGTAGAGATAGAAAAGAAAATAGGATTTATTCTCCCAACACAAGTTCGGGAATTTTTTCTCATAACTGAGGGAGTTAATGTATCTACAGGTTTGAGTATCAGCTTATCCCAGCTCTTTAATCTAACTATTCACGAGGAGCATTATTGTGTACTAGGCGAATTTTGGAAAGAGGCTGACGGAGATTTACTCCTACTTCGCCCCGGCGAAGAAACTGTCTGGTACTATGCCCATGAGCAAGACAAAGTAAAATTTTTGCGGAATACCATGTATGAATTGTTAGAAGAAGAGTTAGTGAATTATCTGCGAGAAAATTAAAAATATTTTTGACTATCAAGCAGATAAGGAGGGGGAGCATGGAACTATCCATACAGGAACGATTGAAAGACCTGCGTGTGGAGCGTGGGCTGACGCTGGAACAGCTTGCGGAGGAAACTCATCTTTCCAAATCTGCTTTAGGCAGTTATGAGGGAGACAATCTCAAAGACATCAGCCACCATGCCCTTATCCAGCTGGCAAAGGTTTATGAAGTGACCGTTGATTACCTGCTGGGACGCTCTAAAACAAAAAATCACCCAAACGCCGATCTTGCAGACCTGCGTTTGAGTGATGATATGATTGAACTGCTGAAAAGCGGACTGGTGAACAATTCTCTCCTGTGCGAGTTAGCGACGCACCCGGCTTTTCCTCGGTTCATGGCTGACCTTGAAATCTATGTGAACGGAACGGCAGTCAAGCAGGTACAGAGCGCAAATGCCATTGTGGACGCCATGAGCGCAACCATTATGAAACAGTATAATCCCGGCCTGACCGACCCGCAGCTACGGCAGCTTGTCACCGCCCATATTGACGATGACAGCTTTTGCCGCTATGTGATACAGCAGGACATAAACAAGATAGCCCTTGACCTGCGGAAAGCACATAAGGACGATTTTTTCAGCGTCCCAGAGGACAATCCGCTGGAAGATTTTTTACAGACCGCCGAGGAAACCGCTAAAGAGGACAGCGACCCAGAGCAAGCGTCGCTGGCGTTTATCTGTAAGCGGCTCAAGCTGAATTTGAAGAAGCTGTCCGAGGAAGAAAAGAAGTGGCTGAAAAAGATTGCACAGAAATCGGACTTGCTGAAAAATCCAAACCCGCAGCGGGGGAGAAAATAGAGAACGAGAAATTGGAGGGAGTAAAGGTGCAGGAGGCAATTATAAAATTGAAACTTCTCGGTCAAATGCCAGACGCAGTGAAAGATGACCCTACAGAAGAAACCATCAACATGTATGACGAATTGCTCTCCAATGTAAAAACGCCATTGACAAGAGAAGAAGTAGGCGTATTGATTGACATTTTCCCCGAAGGTGGAATGTATGGAGTAGAGTGGGATTTGCTAAAATTGGTAGAGTCTTATTTGATAGAAGCACCATCAAGTGAAGAGTATCGAAAATTGATTACTGCTTGTCCAAGTGAAGAATGGCGAGAAACTATGCAAGCCCGTTTAGATAATTGGGAAAACAACAAACAATAACTTGTTGGGGAGATAGCAAAGCCAGTCGAGCCAGTCAACGGTCAAGATGAACGGCGCATTTCATGCGCCGCCGTTGACAGCCCCGCCCGTCTTTGCTAATGGGCAATCAAGGCGGGAAAGCCCCACAAAGGCTTCCCCGCC